ATTGTGCATTTTAATGCAACAAATGGTGGTACGATCGCAGACATTGTAGATAACAGCTTTCACGTAATTGGATTATGTCAGTCAGCTAACTTAGTTCCTACATTGTCTTACAAAGCACGGATTGTGTTTGTCGATCTCTAACGGCTATTTTGTGTTTCTTTCTTTTCCTAGAATTACTTAGTGTGCTGTGTATTTAATAAATTATTTTCTAAGTTAATTAACAAAATATGCTTACCGCTGCCAAAAGAAGGAGGAACGTTACTCCTGAAACTTGGGAACAACAAAACAATTGGTCTGCTTATGAGCTCAAGTATTTTGATTCAGAATTGGATGAAACTAGCTTAACCTCAAGTACTACAACTTGGGCAAGTTGTGAGTATCCTCCTGCAACTATTGGAACTCTTTTTCTTCCTGTTAAGGGTACAGGGATCATCAACAGAATTGGTAGAACAGTTCAATTGAGGTGGCTAAAAATATCAGGGCAGATTACTATCCCTTCTCAATCTGAAGTGGATGTATACAATCCTACTCAAGTTAGACTCTTACTTGTACAGAATAAACAATCATCAGGTGCTCAGACTCAAGCAGAGGATGTTATTCAAAGTGGAACAAATATTGTACCAATCAATATGTTCTCTAATTTAGGAACCATTGGGCAGTATGAGATATTAGAAGATAAGAGATTCGTTATGGAATTTGAATCTCCAACTGGTGCTTCTTCTCCTCTTTCTCAAATTGGATATATATATATGTTTAATTTTGAACACCATTTTGATCCTTTTAGTTCTAGTGGTAAGGTTAATTTTAAATCAGATCTTGGAGACTATAGAGATATCTTGGATAATAGTTTTGTTATCATTGGACTTAATACAAACTCTCAATATGTTCCTACTATTTCTTACAAAGCTCGTTTTGCTTTTCATGACATCTAATAAAACACTTTTTACAACAAAACTCTTCTCACTCGAGCCGGGGGAAAGCAGTAGCTAAGGAGCGAAGCGACGCAGCGCCGCGTCCGGCGATACACTCTCTCATTCGTCCTTTCAAATCGAAAAAACTAGGATATTAGCGAAACCGCGCCTAGGTGCGCGGCGCCAAACCGTGATCCGATGTGAAACATCGGAGCACCTAACTAGTGATAATCGTAAACTTTATTCCCAGAAACCCGCCTCGAGAAAAAACTGAGAGATTAAGAAATTACAAGCGTCCCAGCGTCGTCGACCTATTAATATTACTAGGTCGACGTGTTCAGCGTCCTCAGCGTCCCCCATACCTTTTTCTCGATCCATTCTAATTGACACCTTCTAAATAGTGCGCATTCATCCGGATTCATCATATTGATACTAAGTATCTCATTCGGTGCCATGTTAGTAGTGATTAGCCGAGGGGTACCCTCGGGTATCACTGCAATCCCATGTTTCACGTTGATTTGTGAAACATTGTCGGTATCTAACAAGTGAATTTGTGCTTCTCTCGGCCAGTGCTTGAAAGACATATCATCGAAGATGATACCGACATAGGCCCCAGACTTGTACTCCTTTAGTGCATCCACGTGTCTAACGAACAGAGCATTTGGCAAAAGAGCTTTTGCCAAAGAAGTCTTACCTGTATTAGTTGGGCCGTACAAGACCAAAGTTTTGGTCTTATCCCATTCGAAGGTTACTTCGAATTGATCCAACGTGTATTTCGGTGTGGTCTTCTGTCTCTTTGCTCTTCTGAGGTTCCTCTCGATAGCTTCTCCATGAACTGCCAAGTCTCGATAAGTCTTGCTGTGTTGCAAGACTGCCCACCCCTCATCAAAATCCACCTTCGCCTTCTCCATTGCTTGTTGATATAAGTCTCCAACTTTGACATTTTTTAATTGTGCTTTCTCAATTGTCGTTTGCGACATATTGGTGACATACTTCCCATCTTTTGTCACATACTTGATAACTGCTTCTGGACTTCTTGGTGTTTGAATATTAGGGTGATAAGTCTCACCATTGTTTGTAACGTCAAACCTTCTTGGATTTTTGATGTTCAACTTGTGATCAAAACGAAAATAACAGTGTAAGTGATAAGTACCATCCAAGTGTTGTTCTTGAGCAATTAAGTAGACTTCTTGGTTAAATCCCCATTTTCGTGACTCCTCCAACATGACATCTGGTGTTAACGGACATTTCGGATAAGTTAAGAACCAAGTTTGAGAGTTCTTACGGAAAGCTTTAGGAGTCTCAGCCTCGGCTCCAGCCGATTTGCTTTGAGCCGCTTCGGAAATAATTAAATCCGCCATGAAATTTAAGCAGAGCTTTCGCAACAAGAAAAGATTTTCCGATCCCGAAAACCTGTGAACTTCTTATAGTTGTGTCAACCAATGCCCATAAGTTGCCTGCATCGCAAGAAGTTGCGTGCGTCGCAGTTACCGACGGCTGCGGTCCGTCGGATGCGGTGGAATCCGCATCTGCCGCAGTCAAACTTCGACATTTCCTCACATTTCCTTGTGTTAGTTGTGTTTCTACTCATTCCAGGAAAAACTTAGTTACTCCCTATAAGTAGTGACCTTTCCCCTCTTCTTCGATGACAAAAAACAGAACTATCAGCGAAGACCATTCTCATCTTTACAAGTCTAGTTTACCTACTGCTACTTGTGTTGTCTGTGGTGTGTACTTATATCTGGTTAATTCTCGCGATCAACGTTATATTGTTCGAGCTAACTATAGGCATCTTCGTCGTCAAAACGCTTTTCTCATAAAAAGATGCCCCATCCCAAATACCCCCCCGGAAACTCCACTAAATACTATCAATCCATATCAGGTAGATCTGGAACTTACACTGTCCAAAAATATCCCACCAAACCGAAAACCACAACCACCACCGTTATCCAACCCAATATCACGCGTACCTATGTCAACAGATCCTTAGGTAACCCTATGGCGGTTACTGAACGTAAATATTTCGATGTAGAGTTCTCAGGGGCTATACCTGCAGGAACTACTGACTGGACAGGAACAGAACTTGACCCTGCTACTCTTCTTACTCTCTTTTGTCCTGTTCAAGGAACAGGCTTCAACAATCGAGTGGGTAGGAAAGTTCATGTTCTCTCGATTAAAATGAGAGCTCAAGTAACATGTGCCGAACAAACTAATCAGACAGTAGCTGACTCTTCAGCTATCTGTCGCCTTATTGTGTATCAAGACAAGCAAACTAATGCAACACAATCTCAAGGGGAGGATGTGATATCCAGCGGAGCTGGATCACAGGCTGTTAACATGTACCAAAATCCCGCGAATTTTGGTAGATTCAAAGTCTTAAGGGATAAGAGGTACTCTCTTCAAAATCCTAATATGACTTGGGATGGGACGAATATTGAACAGGCTGGATTAGCCAAAGTCTTTATGTTCAATTTCAACTTCAAGAGGAATCCTATCATTGTGCATTTTAATGCAACAAATGGTGGTACGATCGCAGACATTGTAGATAACAGCTTTCACGTAATTGGATTATGTCAGTCAGCTAACTTAGTTCCTACATTGTCTTACAAAGCACGGA